CTTTAAACTTAAAATGGCCTGGAAGTTCTTCATTCACAACAGGCTCAACACCATTTGGAATATACGATACGGATTCATCATTCCAAACGGATGCTCCTAAAACTGCCGATTGGTGTGCTAAAAGATTGGGTTATCCAATTATAGATGTCGAATTAACATCTGGTTCCTTTTTTGCATGTTTTGAAGAATCCACTTCGGAATATGGTGCACAAGTAAATCAATTCAATATTAGAAATAATTTGGATATTTTAAAGGGAAAAAGTACAGGAACAAATTATACCCAAAAATTAGTTGAAGGTGGAAATCTTCCAACATTATTTAGAATATCACAAGCATATGGTACTGCCGTAGGTGTCGGTGGAAATATAGACACACATAAAGCATATGTACAATTGACATCATCGGTTCAAATATATGATTTAATGAATGGTGCGTATGATGCAACCGGTAGTTTATTATCATTCAACGGAGCAATAGATGTAACTAGAGTTTATTATGAAGCAGTTCCCGCAATTACAAGATTCTTTGACCCATATTCAGTAGGTGCACAAGGTACTTTGAATTTAATGTCAGAATTAGGATTTGGTAATTATTCACCTGCATCACAATTCTTAATGATGCCTTTATATGAGGATGTATTAAGAATGCAAGCAATTGAATTTAATGATACAATTCGTAAATCGGCTTTTACATTTAATATTGTAAATAATAAACTTTCAATATTTCCGGCACCATCTTCAATGACACCAATAAGAAAAGTTTGGTTTGATTATACATTAAAGAGTGATTTTGAAGAAAACTCTATGATTATAAAAGATGATGTAGTTTCCGACTATTCAAATATCAAATATGATTTTATACAATATGGTGATATAAATGAAGTTGGTAAACAATGGATTAGAAAATATACACTTGCATTATGTAAAGAATTATTGGGTGCAATTAGAGAAAAATATAATTCTATTCCAATTCCAGATGGTGAAGTGAGTTTGGATGGTGCAGCATTAAGAGCAGAAGCACAAGTTGAAAAAGATGATTTAATAAAACAATTAAGAGATAATTTAGAAGAATTGAGTAGGAAAAATCAATTTGAACAAAAGAAAAATGAATCGGATTATACTCAAGATATGTTAAGAAAAGTTCCATTAAAATTATATGTAGGATAATATGCCAAAGTTTATATCTGACAGAGATGTTAATTTCTTTAAAAGTATAGCTAGAGAGTTGGTTGATGAAGTTATACAAAATACAGTTGTTTTATTCAAAATTAATATGAATGAAACAAAGGTAAATATTTATGGTGAATCATTAAATAAAACTTGGTATCCAGGTGTAGAAGTATATGCACTTATAGATAAAGACCCAGAATCTGCTCGTTATGAGGGATTTGGTTTAGATACAGACCAAAATGTAACATTCAAATTGGATAGATGGATGTTGGAGGAAAAGAAAATATATCCAGAAGTTGGTGATATAATAAATTGGAATGGTGGATATTTTGAAATTGACAATACCAATGAAATCCAATTGGTAGGAGGTCAGTCTTATAACAATTTTAGTGTTGTATGTACTACATTTATGGTAAGTAAATCTAATTTAAACATAGAAGAAAGAATAAAATAAAATGTCTACAAACCCACTAAGACCAAATTTAAATAGAGCAAAACAAATTAAATCTGACAAAGAAGATTTAAAACAAAGTGTATCCCTCTTTGATATTGACTATGCAATTATGTCTTATTTGGAAGATACGGTTTTGCCTGAATTAGACGATAATGGTAAAGCATTAAAAATTCCTGTTATATATGGTAATTCGGAAAGATGGAAAGGTGCAAGAAGACAAGGTGTTTATAGAGATACACATGGTAAATTACAATTACCTTTAATGATGTTAAGAAGAACAAGTGTTGCAAAAAATGAAGCAATGCCAATGTTGAATCGTCATTTATCTTATCAAGGTGTCACAAAATGGTCAAAAGATAATAGATATACCAGATTTAGTCTTTTGGGAAAAACAATAACACCCAAATATGAAATTTATAATATAACAATGCCAGACTATGTTGAAATAAATTATGAATGCATGGGATGGACAAATTATACGGAACATCTAAATGCAGTAATTGAATCATTGACATTTGCATCTGACGAATATTGGGGAGACAAACAAAAATTCAAATTTAATACAACAATAACAGATTATAATGTTGTTAATGAAGTTGGTGAAGGAACGGAACGAATTAATAGAGTTGAATTTACTTTAAATGTAAAAGCTTATTTACTTCCAGAAAAATTTGATGGAGAAAGTACCATTAAAAAATCAATGTCAATTAAAAGAGTGGTGGTATCTACTGAAACCGATGTAACCGGAAATGGTAGATTAGAAGGAATGTTAACAACCCCATCTCCATATTATGACAATAAAGATTTAATTGATTTTTTATCTTTAAATAATACAAAATCAAAAAGAATAGTTAGTGGTGATATTGATACTAACTATGTTGGTAAAATTGGAAAACAAACCATATCACTTACAGGAATTAAATTAATAAAAACCCCTGCACAATTATCATCTGTTATTACGGGTGGATTGACAATTGCAAATGAAACATATGATATAAAGGTTTATATAAATGGTGTAAGATATTATCAAACATCACATTTTACAGTTTCAATTGGAATGTATATTCACTTTGACCCAACACTATTATCATTCAGTATTTCAACCGGTGATGAAATTGTAATCACAGGTAAATTCATAGATTTATAATGAAAAGAAGTTTATTAGACATTACTCAAAAAATGTTTAGAAAACCTAATAAGGTTGTTTTAACTCCAAAGGATTTAACTAATTCTACATATTGGATTTATGAAGCAAAGGGTTATAAATTTGTAGATATACTAAGAGAAATAGAATATAGAATAACACAGGATAGATTAAAAATTTATATAAATACACAAAGTATAAGCACAGATGATTTTATTATTGAGGAAGGTATTGACGGGTTAATAATAAAATTTATAAAACAAAAATTTGAATTTTACACTATTAACCAGGCTGAATTAGATGAATTGGATTATATTGAAATAATAGGAGATATAGAAAAATATGCTTAATAGATTTAATTCAAATACAAGACAATTGAATATAATAGTTAAAAAATATAACTTAACTAATATTTCTGCGTCCGTATATGAGGGTATTCCAATAACGGGTTCTAACACTTTTAAAAGTATTGCGGGTGATTATATATTCCAATCAGCATCTTTAAATGACAGATATCACGATGGAAAAGGAACATATATAAATTTAATAGGAAACGAAACGGGTTCTGCAGGCCAACATGGTTATTCAAATTTACCAAATGAATTAAGTGCATCAATTGTATATACTTACACCGCGTCATTAGATATAAGAATACCGACTAAATTTGGTGGTAGAACAAAATCAAATCCAAACCCAATAAAATTAGTAAATAATAAAACTATTATATCTGATTTTCATCAAGAAATATTACAAAACAGTGCAAAATATATTAAAAAGGCAGTTAATTCATTTGATAATATAAATAATACATTAACAATAAATAATATAGGATTGGATTACGGAACGGAAGGTGTACATACTGACAATTTTGAAATTTTAGTATTTGGTTTACATATTCCTGGAGATTATACAATAAAAGAAATTAATAATAATGTTGTAATTACATTAGGTGGTGAATATATTGATTTTGACAATGTTACATTAAATGATATATATGTTATAGGTAAGTTTAAATAAATAAAGATATTTATAGGATATGGCAAACTTAATACGATTAAAACAAATAGAAAGTTCTTCTTATTTAGAAGCTGCAGGAGCGGTGGGTCAAAACTTTTCACAATCAGTAATTAATATTATTACTAGTGAAGTTAAAGCCGTATTACCTATTGGTACAATTTCTAGTTCTGCACAATTGGATGGAACTACTATTAAAAATCTTACTTTATCTACTCAAAATGCAGATAAATATTCATTGGTAATTAGTGGTGCTGTTGCAGTAGTAGATGCTACCGGATTGACTGGAAGTATAGATACTGAAAATGATATAAGAGTTCCTGGACAAATATATTTAGTATCTGGAAGTGTTCCTCCAACTGACCCGTATGTGAGTGGAAGTGCACAATCAAATATAATTGACCAGGGAGAATGGTAAACCAAAAATTTCTTATATTTATACATTGAATAACTACATTAAAGGAGAATAACCAAAATACATGGCACAAATTATTAAACATAGAAGGGGTAGTTTAGAATCCCTATCAGCAATTACTTCATCACTTCAAAAAGGTGAAATAATTATATCATCAGGTTCTTCAAACATAACTTCAACAAATGGTTCTTCAATTGTATTTGCCGTTGTTGAAAGTGGTTCAGTACAGGCTACAAATAGAATTATAAGAGGTACAGGCATTCCAAATGTATTTAGTAGTTCTACATATAATGGAATGGTTGATGGTGTTCCTTACTACGCAAGTGGTAGTTCAACACTTTATTTATTGGGTTCAGATAGAAACGAAGCTATTAATTTGGTTGGTAACATTCAACCTTACTCTGCGTCAGTTTCAGCATCATTTAATTCATTAAGTGCATCGGTTGCAGCCGGAAATATTTGGCAACAAACCGGTTCAGCATATAATACAATAAATAACTTAGAAATTACAGGTGGTGTTGCGGTAAGTGGAACAATCAATGCAGACAATATGACTGTTGGTATTCCATCTTCAAATCAATGGCAAAGTAATTTGAGTGGTTCTTATTTTAATAATTTTACTTCTGAAACAAACGTATCTGAAATATTAAGATTCGTTGCGGGACTCTTATCATCATCAGCACCAGATGCAGCACCAAATACAAAAACATATAGTACATATTCATCCACCGCAGCAAATACAACAACAGGAACCGCATTAACAGGATATATTCCTCAAAGTTCTACAAATACAACAATTACTTATTTAAATAGTAAAGGATTTGCAACTGCAGGTTCTACAATATTAAGTGGTACGGGTACAATATATACCGACCCATTATATCAAGTTAGTTATACATCTACTGCAGCTGGAACTACGACAGTAACTTCATCTGCAGATGCACAATTATTTGGATTAGGTTTAATGAGTAATGGTACACCAACAAATTTTAAAGTAAGTGGTTCATTTACTCATAGATTCAAAGATAATAGTACAAAAACCGATACAGCAACATCATCATCTCAAGTAGTTTTAACTCAAACAGGAGCAGGTACTACGTCGGGTGTGACTTTGGCAAAAATAAATACGGCAAATGTTGCAGTAATTCCACCGGCATATCAAGATGGTAAATTTGCATCATCTTTACCACAAAAAGTATACATAACGGGTTCAACAAATATTTCGATAAATGTAACTGGATATTATGATATAACTGCATCAATTGCATTAGCAAGTGGTTCATCTGGATATACGACACCAATAACCATTTCAGCCGGGTTATTTTATTCACCACTAAGTACAATTTCAACAAACATACCTGTTCAAACATCTGCAACAGGTAGTACAACATTGACATATGTATCTGCAACATCTCGTTCATTAAGTGGAGCACCTTATTTATTAACTTCAACTTATACGATATCATCGTCAATAACAAATTTATTTAATCCATTATATTATAACGGAACTGTAGGTTCAATTGTATTGAGTGGTACGGGAATTGCAGCAACATCGGGTACTAACACAGTTGCTGTATCGGCTGGTTCAATTACAACTGCAAATGGGGTATGGGATACTACAAATGCAACGGTAAGAGCAACATCAACAATTCCATTTGAAACGGATGTAATTAGATTAAACGGATTATATACATTCGGAGGAACGGCAAACATTACAAATATAGGACAATCATCAAACACTCCATTAACTTGGACTGCAACAATGAACGGACAAAACTATAATAATGGTTCTGCAGTTGCAAAAGTAAATACATTTAACTATCATAACGCAGGAGATTTTGGACAACCGGTATCATCAGGTTCATTGGCATATTATACAAGAGCACAAGGAGCAGATACGGCAACGGCATTACTAGAGTCTTTCTTAGGTGAGAACTATCGTATTCAATTAGCAGATAATGTATTAGCATTTGGTGGAACCGCAACAACAGTTACGGCAGCTTATTATAACTTAACAGGAAATGACTTACAAGTTAAACCAGGATATTTAGTAAAACCAGGTGGTACTTATGGATATTGGTTAGGTGACCCAGATACTTCTAAAACTTACAAATATTATGTTCGTAAATTTACAACATCAGGAACTAAAACTTCTATGACA